CAGCATCACCGGCTGATCTGCGATGCGCTGATGCGGGTGTATCGCGGAGAATGCAAGCGGCTGATCATCAACATTCCGCCGCGGTATTCGAAGACCGAACTCGCGGTGATCAACTTCATGGCTTGGACGCTGGGCCAAGTGCCCGACGCCGAGTTCATCCACACCAGCTATTCGGGAACGCTGGCGGCGGGCAACGCGTGGCAGACGCGCGAGTTGGTGCTGGCTGATGCGTACCGGGAGATATTCCCGAAAACGCTGCTACGCGGTGACAGTGCGGCGCGGCACGAGTGGCGCACCACGGAAGGCGGCTGCGTTTACGCGGTAGGTACGGGCGGAACGATTACCGGGTACGGCGCCGGCAAGCATCGCGACACGTTCGGCGGCGCGATCCTGATTGACGATCCGCACAAGGCCGACGAGGCGCGCAGCGATGTCATCCGCGGTGGCGTGATCGAGTGGTTCCAGAACACGCTGGAAAGCCGCAAGAACGGACCGGATACACCGATCATCCTGATCATGCAGCGGTTGCATGAGCGGGACTTGGCCGGGTGGCTGCTCGCTGGCGGGAACGGAGAGGAATGGGAACTCGTCTGCCTGCCGGCGATTCGAGATGACGGCTCGGCGTTGTGGCCCGAGAAGCATTCGATCGAAGACCTGCGGCGGATGCAGACGGCATCGCCCTACACATTTGCCGGTCAGTATCAGCAGGCGCCTTCACCTGCCGAGGGCAACATCTTCAAGCCTGACAGCATCGAGATCGTCGACGCGGCTCCGGCCGGCGGGGTGACATGGCTGACCGGTTGGGACTTCGCGGCATCCGTGCCGACGGTTGGCAAAGACCCCGACTGGACAGTGGGGCTGAAGCTTGGCATGCAGCCAAACGGCCGCTGGATCATCGGCGATGCCACACGGATGCGCGGGACGCCAGACAAGGTCGAGGCCTGCCTGGTGAACACCACCAAGCGCCACGGCCGCGGGTGCGCCGTGGACCTGCCGCAAGATCCGGGACAGGCCGGCAAGGCGCAGGTCCAGCACTTCACGAAGTTGCTGGCCGGCTACCGGGTCAGCTCATCGCCCGAGTCCGGCGACAAGATTCAACGGGCCGAACCGTTCGCCGCACAGGTGAACGTCGGCAACGTATCGATGGTTCGGGCACCTTGGAATGACGACGTGATCAACGAGATGCGAGTGTTTCCCAATGGCGCGCACGATGACATCGTTGACGCCGGGAGCCGTGCGTTCAACGCGCTGTCTGCCCGCGGTCACGGCTTGATCATCCCCGATGAACTGCTGCGTCGCGTAGCTGCCCGATGAACCCTTTCCGTCGATTCTTCAGGCGCGCACGCCCCGCGCCGGCCGCGCCTGCGCGCAAGAAAGGCCGGATCAACTGGGATGTCCTGTTGGCGTTGGCGGGGCCGGCCAAGCAAGCGCCGGAGAAGCGGACCGTCGCGCGGTACGTGCCGGCGCCCGGCGTTGTGCCGGCCGCAGACAAGGCCGCGGTCGCGGCGATGGACGCCACGCCCTACGATTTCTGCAATGCCGCCAGCTATTACGGGATGGCGCTTGAGAATGGATTCCCCGGCTATCCGTATCTCGCGCAGCTCGCGCAGTTGCCCGAGTACCGCAAGATCACCTGCACCCTTGCGGAGGAAATGACGCGCAAGTGGATCAAGCTGCGCGTGGTGGGAGAGGGCGACAAGGCTGAGAAGTTGGAGAAGCTGGAAGCGGCGCTGACGCGACACCACGTGCGCGAGGCGTTTCGCAAGATGGCGGAGCACGACGGGTTCTTCGGACGCGGACAGATCTACATCGACGTGCGCAAGCCCGGCGGCGTGGCAGCGAGCGAAGATCAAACGGAGCTGCAGACACCGCTGATCCTGTCCGAGAACAAGATCAGTAAGGGTTCGCTGAACGGGTTCCGGGTGGTCGAACCGATGTGGACGTACCCGGGCCTCTACAACTCGACCAATCCGCTGGCCAAGGACTACTACAAGCCCTCGACCTGGTACGTGATGGGCAAAATCGTCCACGACAGCCGCTTCGTGATGATGATCAGCCGCCCAGTACCGGACATGCTGAAGGCCGCGTATTCGTTCGGCGGCATCTCGATGTCTCAGCTTGCAAGGCCCTACATCGACAACTGGCTGCGGACGCGCGACTCGGTGAGCGACGTCGTGCACTCGTTTTCGATCAATGGGCTCGCCACTGACCTGGCAACCCTGCTGGCGCCTGACCTGACCGGCACCGGCGACATCCTGAAGCGCGTGCAGTTGTTCAACCGGCTCCGCGACAACCGCGGCCTGATGGTGACGAACAAGGAAACGGAACAGTTCTACCAGCTCAATACGCCACTGTCGGGTCTTCACGAGCTGCAGGCGCAGGCGCAGGAGCAGATGGCATCGGTTGCCTCGATCCCGCTGGTGAAGCTGCTGGGGATCACGCCGGCCGGATTGAACGCCAACTCCGACGGCGAAATTCGGGTGTTCTACGACTCGATCCATGCCGCGCAGCAAAACATGTTCCGCGATCCGCTGAAGCGCGTGCTGGACGTGATCCAGTTGGACGAGTTCGGCGAAATCGACCCTGACATCACGTTCGAATTCGAGCCGCTGTTCCAGCTTTCCTCACTGGAGATGGCGAGCCAGCGCAAGGCCGAGGCGGACACCGATGCGGAATTGATCGAGGCCGGGGTGATCGATGCCACCGAGGCGCGGGCACGACTGATTGCCGATCCGAACACCCCGTACACCTCGCTGGAGAATGCCGATGAAGTCCCTGCTGACGACTTCGAAGCTGGAGAAGAGGGCGAGGAATCCGCAGACCGCGATACCGCCAAACAGGGTTCTTCGGGCGGTTAGCCCCAATGCGGGGGTACAGGCCTGGTATCGCAAGCGGCTGGACACCGCGATCGAGCAGATGCAGACCTCCTTGGTGTTCTGGCTCAAGGCCCAGTACCGGGCCTCTGGCGCTGAGTCGCTGGCCGCGGATGAATTGCCGACCGTTGGATTGAATCAGGCCCTGCGCAAGCTCACGAAGCGCTGGCAGACCTCGTTCAACAAGATGGCCGACTCGCTCTCGCAGGAGTTGGCAGAGCGCGTTCGCGTGAATGCGGACGCGGCACTGTTGGGAAGACTGCGCGATCGCGGCTTGCCGACGGTCAAGTTCACGATGTCGGAAGAGATGCGCACTGCATACCAGGCGGTGATTGGTGAGCAGGTGGGCTTGATCAAGTCCATCGCCTCCGAACACCTGACCGATGTGCAGGGCATCGTGATGCGCGCGGTCGCGCGCGGCCACGACATGGGCCAGTTGTCCAAGGATTTGCAGCAACGCTACGACGTCACCAAGCGCCGGGCGGCGTTGATCGCGCGGGATCAGACGGCCAAGGCGACGTCGACCCTGCAGGCGGAAAGGCAAAAGCAGATCGGCATCACCGAGGGCATCTGGAAGCACTCGCACGCCGGCAAGCATCCGCGGCCGTCGCATGTTGAGGCCAACGGCAAGCGGTTCGACTTGAACAAGGGCATGCACCTGGACGGCAAGTGGGTCATGCCTGGCGAAGAGATCAACTGCCGTTGCACGTGGAACGCCGTGATTCCCGGACTGGACTGAAACGATGCCACTGAAACAAGGATCCTCGAAGGAAGTGATCGAGGCCAACATTGCCGAACTGATCAGGTCTGGCAAAGACCCGAAGCAGGCCGCGGCGATCGCCTACCGCGAAGCCGGCATGGCCTCCGACGCGCTCGCCTTCGATTTCCAGTCCGTGCGCCGCAAAGACATCGACGGACGGATGCACGTCGCGCTGAGTCCGATCAGCAAGGCCAACGTGTGTCCCTACTTTGGTCGCGAGATTCCGAACTATCAGGCGCTGGGGCTCGATGCCGATCGCGTCTACAACCTGCTGCGCGATCCCGTGGAACTAGCCAAGGCCGCGGCGAGCTTCAACAACGTGCCGCTGATGGCGGTGCACGTGGTCTCGACCGCGAATGATCCGCAGAAAGAATACGTGGTGGGCGCCACCGGAACCG